CTTCAGACGCGAAGGTCTGGTTTGCAGAGTTTCCGTCGATTTCTCCGCCAAGCACTTTTGCGCCAGAAATTGCGGCGCTCGCATCGCCCATACGAATCACTGGGTTGTGGCTCGTCGTGTGCGCCTTGAAATTAAGCCTTGCCCCTGCCGTCATGTCCAGCGCGACATTGCTTTTCATCAGCAGGGTGTCGACTAGGTACGTTCCGCGCAGAACGACCCGGCCGCCATGGGTTTGCAGTGCCATTGCGTCAATGCAGGCCTGGATGACAGAGGTGCTTTCCGTGGCACCTGTAGGATCGATGCCAGTTTGTGCGTTCGCAAGGATCTCCGGGTCGGACAGTGCGGCAAGCCAGGCCTCGGCATTTGCTGCAGAAACGCGCCCAACAGCATCCTGCACGCCAACCAGCGCCGCCCCCTTGCCTGGCGCCGTCGATGCGTACTGCAGCATGACATCGGCCGCGCTGCCGCTGACAGGCGCCCCGCAGTAGGGCTCGCCGGCGCTGTCAAACAGCAGCTGCGTATCCGCGCGCTGGCTGGCGGGCGGCAACGCGGAAACTGTCTCGCCGACCGGCGCCCGCAGCGCGCGGCCCTCGACCTCGGCGCGCTCCTGCATCGCGTGCCAGAGCCGGTTGAAGTCCTCGTCCACGACAGTCTCACGCAGATCCCCTGCGTAGGTGTACGACGTTGACCTGCTCAGGTCGGTGGAGCGACGCAGCAGCACCGACACGCCGGAGGCTGGCGCGGAGGCGAACAGCACCGCGCCGCCGGCCAGGACCCCCACGCCGGACACGGTGAAGCCAGAACCCTGCACCACGCCGTCGAGCTCGACAACCATGTCGGCAGAGTCCAGGATGGTGAACGTGTAGGCGAATGAGGTTGTGACCCCGTTCCCGACATGTTCGGTGACTGGGGTCTGTGCTGCTACGGAATCGGTCATGGCGCCTCGCGGTGCGGGGCGCTGGCCCCGTCAGTCGTCTGAAAGGGCGTACTCGGTCACGGCCCCAGATGGGCGCCAATCGTCCGCCGGTGATGCCGATTCGATCCTGACCGTCTGCCCGATGCGGGCTGGCTGGTCAGTTACGGCACCGGCTCCAGCGTCCAGGTAGTCGTCTGGCTGGTTGGTGGCAGCCGGGTTCCAATCGCGCATCTGGTCCCACATGGGGCCGTTGAGGGCATCGACGTGCGCCCACAGCATGCCGGAGGACATGAGCGGTTCGAGCGCCTCCAGGATGCGGATTTCCTTTCGCACGCTGGCCTGCACCTCCACCACGCCGCACTGAATGCGCCGCTGCTTGAAGCATGTCCGCACGAAGGCCGGCGCGTGCACGCCCACCCCGTTGGTTTCGATGGTCACCCGAGGCACCTTGAACCGCTCGACGATGTCGGCCAGCTGCCAGACCTGGCCGCCGGTGATGCGGCTTCCGTCGTCGCTCGTCTCAGCGATCTCGCCGGCCAGGGCCTCCATGCGGTGCCAGTAGTGCCGGCCGTTGGCGTCCTGCAGGTCCAGCACAACGGCCGACACATCAGACCCCAGCTTCCCCGACGACGGGTCCCAGCGCAGGGAGCACCCGACGATCTGCACGGAGCCCAGCCACATGGTCAGCACGCGGTTCTGCATCATGAACCGAGGCTCGCAGTCGTAGGCCTGGATGCGCGCTGGGTCAAGCCGGATCTCGTGCATCGGCCGGGAGTGCAGCTGATACTGGCTGTCCCACTCGTTGATGGTGCGCGTCTTCTGGCGCCGGCTGAACAGTTCCTCAGGCGTGAACCGCTCCGGCCACGCACACCCAGCGTAGAGGTCCACCATCCCCACGGGCGCCTCACGCAGGCGGATCACGCCGTCGCCCAGGGTGTAGTCCACGCCCTCCCGCAGCCAGCGCGCACCCTTGCCGATGCCGGCAAACACGATCTCGGGCTTGAACTTCGTCCGGTGTTCGCGGCCGCCGCCCTCTATGCGCTGCTCCTGCGCGAACATGCGGATCGTCAGGCAGTCAGCGCCCATGGCCTCGTGCTCGTCATAGATGCTGTCGTGCGTGTGCGGCGTGCCCACGAACAGCAGCCGCGCGCCGGGCACCATGATGTGCACCTGCTCCCCAAGGCGGTACCGCATCTTCTCGCGGGCCTCGGGGTTCTGGATGTTGCGCGGAACCTCGACGTCGTCGTTCTGCGCCTCATCGCAGCGGCTGGACGTGATGTTGCTTGTGATGCCGGCCGCCTGCATGGATGGGTTGCGCTGGTCATCGGCACCTGGTGCCCACCAGAAGGACGCCTCGCCCTTGATGCCCTTGGCCCACTCAGCCGTCCACGGGTGCCGGCGCAGCACGGCTTGCGTGTCGCGGCTGGTCTTGTACGCGGTCTTGTCCTGGTCGCCCTGGTGCAGGATGCGATAGGCCGGGTCTTGCCAGTACCGCCAGGCGTTGTACACAGCCAGGATTGTCGACTTGCCGGCGCCGCGGAAGATGCGCAGCACGGCGTGAGCCTGGCGATGCTCCAGCCAGTGGCAGGCCCTGACGTGGATGTTCGGGACCTCCCACCCCTTGAACGCCGCCCAGGCCAGGAAGAAGGCCAGGAAGGAGGCCTTACGCTGGGCCACCGGCGGACGCCTTCGCCGCCTTCATGGCGCGGTCCAGCACCTTGGACGCCTCGCGCTCCATGCGCTCGATCTCGTTGCCCAGCTCGTCGTCGTGCTCGTCGCCCCTGCCTCCATGCGGGGCGACGGCATCTGCCAGAGTGCGGACGGTGCGCTCCAGTAGGCCGAACGTGGCCGCAGCGTTCCGTTTGCACCAGAACCGGTCCCCTCGCTGCTGCTGGGTCAGATCCGCCAGCGGCTGACCTGCACCGGGCCAGGTGTCCGGGTCGGCCTCTTCGAGCACCACATCGGCGAGGCGCTCTTCCAGGTCACGCAGTCGGTCCAGTTGGTCAGGTCTCATCGTCAGTTCCCCATCGTTTCCAGATCAGGCGCGCGGTCGGGCGTCAGTTCGCCGGGCGCCCAATACCACGAGGTCCCCCAGTCCTTCACCGCGCGCTGGCGCATGCGGCCCAGGTAGCCAGGGTTCATGGCCTCCTGCGCCTGGTCGATCACCGCGCGCTGCCACAGGGTGCGAATCTGCCACAGGCTGACGCCCGGGAGTTGGCTGTTGATCCACCGCAGGGCCTCCGGCCCAAGGTTGGTGTCCTTGCCCTGCAACCACTGGCGGACGTTCTCCGGCCCAACGTCCAGCGCGCCGCCGACAGCGCCGGCCACCGGACCGGCCAGGCCAAGCTTGTTCTCCCAAGTGCGGGTGTTGCCGTCTGCCGGGTCGGCCAGCAGGGCGTCGGCGACAAACGAGAGGCTGCCGCCCTGCGCCAGAGCCTTCGCCCAGAACTTGCCGCCGTGGGCGTCATCGGGCGTCATGTCCATCGGGTCCTTGCCCTGCAACAGCGCTTTGGTCTGCAGCACCAGCGCGCCCAGCAGCGTCATTGACACGGTCATCGCCGCGAAGCCGGCCACGCGGTTGAAGCGCGCGCCGCCGGCAGTCTCAGCGCCGAAGCCCAGCGGGGCACCCTCCAGACCCTGCGGAGTCTCGGCCATCCGGCGCCAGTGCCGCGAGATCATCGCCGCGGGGAATGACTTGAACTGGTAGAAGGCGCGCGCCGCCTCCCCCTGGATGGTGCCGCGCTGCATCCCCCCTGCGGTCACAAGCGCGCGCGTGGCCTGGTCCGGGTTGACCACAGCAAACTGGGCCTCGTCCTGCACGAACGACATCCAGCGTGTCGCGGTCTGTTCGGAACCCTGTGCCCCGGTCGCGCGGATGGCCTCTGCCGTCAGGTACTTGTTGCCGCCGATGGTGGTCGGCTGCGCTTGCGTGATGGTGGTCCAGTCCTCGGCCGTGATGCCCTTGCGCTGCATCAGGTAGCGGTCCCACTCGTCCAGCTGGTCCCATGCTTTGCCAAGCTTGCGCGAGAACCCGGCCATCACGGTCATGCCGAACGCCCGGCGCAGCCCATCGCTCCATGCGTTCATGAGGCTGACCCGCATGGTGGCCGCCGCGACGTGGCCGGACCAGTTGTGCCCCAGGTGGTCACCAGTCCACCGGTTCAGGCTGTCGGCCAGCGCCTCGCCGATGATGCCGTGCGCGCGCAGCTCGGCCCGGGTGTCGGCCGACATCTGGCCC